CTTCCTGAGCAGGAGCACGCCAGAAGAGCCTTATGGAGTGCGATCAATCCCCACACCGGCAAACGCCGCATGGATGAGACGTTTCCTGAGGGATTCCGGATCGGTAAGCTCAAGGAACAGGAAATGGCCATCGACGTCCACTCCAACGGTGGACAATCCCGCATACAGTTTCTAGGAAGCGACAACTATGACGCCATCGTAGGTGGATCCCCGTTCGGGGTCTATTTCAGCGAGTGGGCGATAGCTGATCCTCAAGCCCTGGCCATGTTGCGCCCGATTGTTGAAGAAAACGGCGGCTACATGCGCTTCCTCACTACTCCCAGAGGAGAAAACCACGTATTCCGGCAGTTGAAGGCCCAGATGGGTAAGCCTGGGTGGGCAGTCCACTATCAGACCGTCCTAGACACGAACGTGTTTACGTCGGCTAAATTGGACCAGCTTCGGCAGGAGTCGATCGACCTATATGGAAAAGAAGTCGGGGAATCGCTTTTCCGGCAGGAATACCTCTGTACCTTCGAAGAAATTGTTCCAGGATCTTTCTACATCGATCTCCTCAACCGGCTTGAGAAGACCGGCCGGTTCTGCGGCATCCTTCCAATGGAAGGTGAGCCGGTATATGCGGCTTTCGACCTGGGATATTCTGATGCGACCGCCATCTGGTATGCCCAGATTATGCGAGACAACTCAGTAAACCTCATCGGATACGAAGAATTCCGGAAAGCCAGTATTCCGGATACTATTAAGATCATACAGCAGCGTCCCTGGTTTTATGGGGCTTTGTTGCTCCCGCACGATGCGCGGCAGCATCAGGTCACTTCGGGGGAGACGGCTGAGACAATATTGACTAAGGCCGGTTACACATGTTATATTATGCCACAGACCGATGACGCTGCCCAGGTCGAATCGGTGCGCCAGCTTCTCCCTCGGTGTTCCTTTCATCAAAAGGAATGTGAACGTGGGATCACGTGCCTCAAAGCTTTCCACAACAGATATAAACAGGACACCAACTCATGGAGTCCTAAAGCGGTTCATGATTGGTCGTCTCATGGAGCTAAAGCGTTTGCTACGCTGGCCTATTTCGCCCCCTCCTTGCGCAGGGGGGCGTCCGGTGGGCGGCATGCGGAACAACAGAACAGACCATTTGACTCAGATAGACGAGTCGGCACGGCTCAAGGAGGGTTGGGGTGGATGAGATAATTGAAGACGAACCGAATGAGCAAGAGGAATCTACCGATGCCCCTGATGATGATGCCGCTGTTAACGAGGAAATCATCAAGAAAGCGAAGGAACGATTCAAGCAAGCCTACGAGTATCACAAAGATAATTTCGAATCTTGTGGAAAAGCTCAAGACTTTATCGCAGGGGATCAATGGCCCCAGCAGATAAAGAACGAACGATTAAATAATGACCGGCCCTGCCTCACTCTTGACCATCTAAACCAGTATGTGCGCCATGTCGTAAACGTCGGATTGATGCAGTCACGTGATGTTCGCGTGCTTGCTATGTCCGGAGAGGCTGACGATAAGGTGGGAGAGATCTTGGCGGGGATGGTTAGACAGATCACGCAGACATCTACCGCGAAGGTAGCTTATGAAACCGGCCTCAGGCACGCTTGCCAGGTCGGGTTCGGCTACTGGAGAGTTAAAGTCCAAAATATCCCTAAGACGGATCTCATGGAAATCACGGTCCGGAAGATCAAAGAACCCCGAATGGTTCTCATGGACCCGTTCTGTGAGTACCCCGATGGGCGTGATTCCGTTTATGCGTTTGTGATGGTAAAATTGACCCGCACGGAATTTGAGGAGCAGTACCCAGAGGCGGCTCAACAGGGCGCAAAATCATGGCACGACATGGACAGTACGAAGATCATGCCTTGGATCGGTGAAGGGTCTATGGTTGTTGCAGAGTATTACTACTTAGATAAGTCAGATAATACTATGAAGTGGGCCATCCTCTGCCCCGATATGGTGTTGAGTAAGGGTATCCACCATGGGGATGTCATGCCGATCGTCAGAGTGATCGGGGAAGAATACGAGCAAGAAGGAAAGGAGCGTTGGCGCGGGATGATCAGTGAGTCCGCCATGGACGCCCAGCGCGCCTACAATTATTCTTCTTCGGCTTTCATCGAAGCCGTGGCGTTAGCTCCCTTGGCACCCTTCATCGCTGCAGAGGGACAGGTAGAAGATTTTCAGACCGAATGGAAAGATGCCCACCGCGTTCCTCGTTCGGTTTTGCGGTATACCCCAGTGACCGTTGGGGGTGTCGTCGTTCCTCCTCCAACAAGATCAGAGCCAGCCGGAATTCCTAACGGATGGCAGGGGATGATGACGAATTTGATCGGTGATACCCAGATGATTATCGGAATGGGCCAACCGTCAGTCATGGGAACGGGCGGTGCGCCGGTCCAATCCGGTGCCGGTATTAACGCCCAGCAGGAGCCTGGAGAAGTTAATACCTTTCATTTCCAAGACCACTGGCATATGGCCATCGAACAGACCGGTCGAGTCATCCTCGCTATGATTCCTCACGTGTATACTGAGCCTCAGGCGGTGAAAATCGTCGGGGAAGATGGAATCCCAAATACCGCCATCGTGAATCCTAATCAGCAACAAACTATAGTTGAAGATAAAGATTCAATGAATAAGGTGCTGTCTACATCATATAACCCCAATATTGGACGTTATGATGTCGCTATCTCCACCGGCCCATCGTCGGCCTCGAAAAAGTTGGAAGCTAATAAACTTTTGATGACCGTCGTGAATGCCGACCCGTCTATCATGCAGAAGGCTGGGGATCTCGTAGTAGCTTCGATGGATATGGCCGGTGCCGATGTGCTAGCTAAGAGATTGAAAGCCCTGCTGCCGCCCGGAACGACTGAAGAGCCGTCCGGTCAAATGATTATAATTCAGCAGCTCCAAGAGCAACTCTCCCAACTCCAGCAGGATAACCAGGAGATGGAGAAGATTTTGCTGGCTGAGAGGGAAAAGTACCAGGCTAAGATGGCCGAAACTGAGCTTAAGGCACAGTCCGATCTATCGATGGCAAAACTGGAGAATAGCGCTGACCTATTCCAACAAAAATTGAACGATGATAACACGATGAGATTGGCCAGTATTAAGGCTCAGAATGACCTTGAGATTAGTACACAGAATAACATCGTCAAGGTCATGATAGCCAAGATCCAGGCCAAGAACAAGCTTGATGTGGAATTAATCAAACAGTTTAATCAAGCGTCTACCGAACCTACCCATGAAGATCGCATGGCTGGGTATATGAGTGTAATGGAGGGCCTTGGTAAGGAAGAAGAACATGAATTTGAGGAGACGGCTCCTACCCCGCAGCCACAACCAGTCCCCTCTCCTGCCCCTCAGAAGAAAGGATGGAAGATCCTGAAAGACGCTGAGGGGAATATGACGCATATTGTACCACTTGGGGGCGAGGGGGATATATGGGAGATCAATAGGGATGAAGTAGGTAATATGGCAGGATTAACACCGAAAACAACATCACAGGAGTCTTACAATGGCTAATTTTGCTTTCAATATCGCGCTGAGTAAAGTCGGACAATATTTTCAGAACGTGGATAGCGGATCCCCCGCTAACGCTCGAATCATCGTGGTGCCGATCGAAACCACGGGGATCGAGGCCGATGCTACCCTCAAGGATTACGATAACCTGTCTGCATTGCTCGGCGGTACGTCAAACGAGCAGACTACGATGGGGAGAAAGACACTGGCTGGGGCGAATATCACTATCACGGTCGATGATGCCAATGACCGGTTGGATATCGACGTGGATGACCTGGTGTGGTTAGCCGCTACGGGGAACGCAGTTAGTGCTTTGGTGTTCTGCTACGATCCGGATAATACCGTGGGCACGGATGCGGACCTTATCCCGTTAACGAAGCATGATTTCGTCGTAACTCCAGACGGTAGCGATATCACAGCACAGATTGCGGCCGCCGGTTTGTTTAGAGCGACCAGCTAGAGGAGAAACTATGAACTGGAGAGATATCGTGTGGATTCTGTTAATTATAGGCTTCTTGCTGTCGCCTGTGATAATATTTGCCCAGACACCCGCAACTCAAGCGGTGAAGATACAGTGGAATATATCGGCAACGGCGACCAGCTACGTCATTCAGACCAGCCCCAATGGAGCGATTTGGACGGCAATTACGCCTATAGTTCAACGTTGTTACACATATAATTGTAAAGCTACGGTTTCGTTACCTACTCTCCGGTTGGTGCTAGTGCGGGTGATGGCCGTTAATGCAGGGGGTATATCACCGGACCCCCAACGTGGCGTGTGGGCATGTCCTATGTGTGGGCCACCGTTACCAGTTCTTGAAATGGGGGCACCGTAATGACACGCGCCTTTGTTCCGGCCCCTGGCTCTTACGATTGCACCATTCTT